TCTTGCTGTTAGTGATGTTTCAGTTAAAAACTCAACTAAATTATTAGTTCCTGATGTTGCATTGTTCCAAAACTTTCCGCACCAACCACCACTCCCACCTTCTTGTTTTGCAAATATAGTAGTGCTTGCTGTTGTATCTACAGCTGCTATTTTTTCTGTGCTTTGTATTGCTGTGGTAGTTCCAACTAGTAATTGACCACTAGAGTTAATACGCATCCGTTCATCGCCAGCATTGTTGTAAAACGCTTGTGTATTTGCAGAAGGACTACCCATCCAAACTCCAGCAGTAGATGAGTTATAGCCCATATAGATGGAATATACTTCTGAATTAGAATTTACTTGAACTCTACCGCCAGCAACGCTAAGTTTGTAACTTGGACTAGTAGTACCAATACCTACGTTACCAGCACTATCAATACGCATGGACTCAGTACCGCCTTCAGAGAAAGCAATAGTGTCTGCTGCTGGGAAGAATATGCCTGTATTAGTGTCAGTTCCTCGTATTGCTGGAGTAGCTGCTGAACCATCTACATCGGATAATCCGTCTGTACCTGAAAGAATTAACGACATTATTTAACTCCTTTAAGTGCTTGTATTTCTGCGGCTTGTGCTTCTACTTTAGCGTTTAGTTCTTGAATGGCGGCTGTTAATGTAGCCACTAAGAATGAAGTGTCAATGCCTTGATATACTGGTTTTCCATCAGCATCTATTGCATCTTTTTCGCCAGTTACGCAGTCAGGCACAATTTCAGCTAGTTCATGGGCTATAAACCCTTGACCAAAAGAATTATCAGATTTCCATTTATAAGTAACTGGTTTTAACGCAGAAACAGTAGCTAAAGCACCTGTCATTGGTGCAATGTTTTCTTTTAAACGATAGTCGGATGAAGTATTGTAAGCAACAGCAGTTGTGCCACTTTGAGTAATAGAGCCAATTACCGAGCCATTTCTTGCAAAATAAGTATATCTATCTCCACTAGCACTAGAAGCACTTTTTTTAAATCCAATAAATCCACCATTGTTTGCAGCTGGTAACAATTCTAAACCTGAACCATCACCAGTTGAATTAGTAGTACCAACCAATAAATTACCGCTAGAGTCAATACGCATTCGTTCTGTATTGTTGCAACCAAAAATCAATGGAGTTAAATAACCACTTCCCCATACATATTGAGCGTAAGCAACTCCACAAACCGCACTTCCTGTGTTGTTATCAACACCTACAGATAAATTACCGCCATCATTTTGACCTAAATAATAAGTAGCACCAGTTGTTGCCAAACTTCTTATTTTTGTAGTAGCAGTTGAGCCTATTACATCTAATTTATTTGATGGAGTTCCACCAATACCTACATTCTGGCTAGCATCTACAGTTACCGCAGTAGTTCCGCCAGTTTGTAATGCTAATACTCCTGAGTTATCAGCACTTGAAATTAATCCGCTAGAAGTAGGGGTTGCGTTAATTGTTGATGCCATTATGCAATTCCTAACGCTGTTAAATCAGCAATTGTTAAACCTAAAGCAGTAAGTTTTGCTTGTGCTGCAATTTTTGCATTTGCTTGTTTTTCAATAACAGCTTTTTTTGTTTCATTAATTATTACTTTTCCATTAACTAATTCCCAAGAATCAAAAAATTCATATTCTGCAGGCAATTCGCTGTCATCAACAATAATTGCATCTTTAGGGCAATCTTTAGCTAATACTTCTTCAATAGAAATTTCACCAGTAGGAGTGCAAACAGCTACTTGACCATTTTGATTGTAAATAATTACTTGCATTTTTATTCCTTATCTAAATACTGAAAAAGCCCAGCCAGCATTATTGTTTGAACCAGCATTAGTTAATGTTTCACAGGTAAACCCTGTAGTTGATTGACTATTTACTCTTAAAGCACAATTAGCGCTAGAAATAAAAGCTCCACTCATAATTGCATAATTTGCATCTGATAAAGCATTTGTAAACGCAACAGTATAATTTCCTGTTGAAGTATAAGTAATGCTAGAAATATTATAAGAAGATACTATGCCGCTAGCGCCACCATTATTTTTACCCCATGCTTGGCATACGCCAGTAGTTGTTGTAGTTAAAAGTGTGCCAGTTGCGGCTGGTAGTGTCTGTGTAAAGTTACTAGCTGTAGTGGGTTCGTTAATAGTAATTGAACCACCGCCAGTTGATTGAAGAACAATACTCATAGAATCACCCATCGTTGACCAGAGGCAATAGTAACTGAATATCCTGATGCAATCGTAATTGGACCTACTGATAAACAGTTCTTACCGCTAGTTGTTGTTATATTTTCTGCAATAGAGTCTTCGTTATAAGCAATCGCTTTAGAAGCTGCAGAACCAAAGTATTGACCACCAGCTACAGTAGCAGTAGTTACACCTGTTACTAAACCTTTAGCATTTACTGTAACTACAGGAATAGAACTAGAACTACCAAAAGAGCCTACGTTACTATTAACAGTTGCTAGTGTTGCATTAGTGATTGCAGTACCTGTACTACCAGATAAAGTTAAATCTCCACCAGTAACAGAGATAGAACCTGATACGTTACCCCAAGAAGTGTTAGTGCCGTCGGTAGTTAAGAACTTACCAGAGTTACCTGTTTGACTTGGTGTGTATGAAGCTGCAGTTGTTGCTGAATTAGCAGCACTGGTTGCCGATGTAGCTGCATTACTAGCTGATGTACTAGCATTAGATGCTGAAGTAGACGCTGCAGAAGCAGAGTTACTTGCGTTAGTCGCTTGTGTTGTAGCTGTAGAAGCTGAAGTGGAAGCACTTGATGCACTAGAAGCTGCATTGGTAGCTGAAGTAGCTGCCTCACTAGCTTTAGTAGTTGCTATTCCTGCTTGTGTAGTTGCTGTACTTGCTGACGTGCTTGCGTTAGTTGCACTGGTAGAAGCATTGCTTGCAGAAGTGCTGGCACTAGAGGCTGAAGAAGATGCTGAAGAAGCACTTCCTGAAGCGGCAGTAGCTGAACTTGCTGCATTGGTTGCAGAAGTGGAAGCAGCCGATGCACTTGCTGCAGCGTTTGTTGCTTGAGTGCTTGCTGTAGTGGCTGAGTTGCTTGCATTAGTTGCCTGTGTAGTTGCTGTAGTTGCACTAGCTGCAGCGTTAGTCTCTGCAGTTTCAGCATTAGTCTCAGCAGTTTCTGCGTTAGTCTCTGCAGTCTGTGCTGCAGTAGCTGAGTTAGCTGCATTAGTTGCTGATGTGCTTGCTGAAGAAGCAGACGATGTTGCACTTGATGCTGAAGATGATGCAGAGGTAGCAGAGTTGCTTGCGTTAGTTGCTGAGGTTGAAGCAGCACTGGCTGAAGTACTTGCATTACTTGCTGAAGTTGAAGCAGCAGTGGCAGAGGCAGCAGCAGCGTCCGCATCAGCTTGAACTTCTACAGCTAATTCTCTAATTAACAGTGCTTCACTAGACGAGTCAGCTACTGCGTCTCCAGCACCACCAGCTCCACGATAAATGCTCAAGGTTGTCTCCTATTTTGTTTAAGAACTCTATTAAAGAACTCTTAAACAAAACCACCTCCGAAGAGGTGATCTTGAGTTACTACTTGATTAGCCGTTAACAGCCAATACGAAGCCAGTCTCTGGACGTACAACTTTAGTGCCGAACAATGTGTCAGCAGTGTAAAGTGTAGACAAGTACTCTTGCTTGTACTGAGTCTGTGAACGAACAGACATCTGCTCAGCCAATACCATTGTATCTTTGTGACCTAAGATTGCTGCTTTAACATCACCACCAGCAGAGTTGTTAGCATCAGTTTCGATAGTAGGGCAGTTGCTTGAAACATAGATATCGATACCATAGAGGCTACCGATCATGCCGTTCTGAACACCACGACCATCAACGAAGTCGCTAGAGTTGTAACGATCAATACCCATGATTGCTGAACGTACTGAAGGTGGAACAACGAAGAAACGACCATCCATTGGAGTATCTTGGTCATCCATCAACTTGATCAAAGCACGGAAAACCGCATCAGTGAAAGTAGATGTAGAAGCTACTGTGTCTTCAGCGTAAGCACCCAAAGCTGTACCAGCGTTTGAGTAGTAGCTATTGCTGTGTGTCCAGTCAGATGCATCACCGTTACCAAAGGACTTGCCTAAAGCAAACAATGTGTCATCAACTTTCTTAGACAAAGCATAGCCAGCATCTTCTGTGTAGAAGCGACGGAGTGATGCCAAAGCCTGAACTTCAACGATGTCCTCAATGAAACGTGAGTATTCAAAGTGTTGATCGATTGTTACGTTTACTTCTGTTTCTGTATCTGCTTGGATAGTAACTGCAGTGTTTGCAGCTTTAGCGAAAGCAGAACCACGAGTTGGCTTAGGGATATGTAATACATCGCCCTTTTTGCCCTTCATGGTCATTTTGTTAACTAGGTTAGCGAGAACCAAGTTCTTTTGATAAGCAGCGATAACTTCATCAGACCAGATTTCTGGAATGAATTTGTCTGCTTGAGTTTTTGCTACGATTGTTCCTGATCCACCAGGATAAGCTGCATTAGCCATTTTGTAAATCTCCTAAATAAATTAAAATAAAATTAAATTAACGAACCCGACCTTCGTTATAAGCTGCCAGAATATCATCTGCCATATCTTCGTAACGCTTCGGGTCTTGCATTCTTAAGCGAATTAAGTCTGCACGACGATAAATAGGTTTAGTTGATTCCCCTGTACCACCTTGCTGGACGCTAGCTGCTTTAAGTGCTTTACCTCTGTTCTCATCATCAGCTTTCTTTAGAGTTTCATCGGCAGCTTTGGAAAGTTCTTCCTTCTGCTGCTTGACACTACGTAGAGACTTGTAAGTATCTAGTAGTTCTAACGCTGCGTCTGCATCATAGTTATTAGCTTGAGCAAACATCTGCTGACGAATCTTAGATCCACCAACCCATTGTTGGAAATCTTCAGATTGTGCTACACTTACAAAATCAGGATGAGCTTTTTCAATTGTTTGGAGAGCTGCCATCTGAACTTGTTTTGCTTGTTCTTCCTGCAACTTCTTTAGAATTGGGTTATTCTCTACTGCCTGATTAACTGCCCTAGCTGGGTCTTCAAACCAATCAATCTCTTGTGCTGTACTTGGCTGTTGTGTGTCGTGCTTCTGTTCGAGTTGTTGCTTTAAAAGAGAATCAGCTAACTTTCGTACTTCACCAACTTCCTGTGCCTGTCTTCCAATGAGCTTTTCAGCTTCTTGATGCATACGCACTATCTCGTCTAGAGATTTGCCTTTATACTTTTCAGGTACTTCGTCCTTTACTGTTTGAGTTGCAGTATCTGCAGCAGCAGGTGCATCACTTACGTTTGGATCTTGTTCTTCTTGTCTAGTTGGATCAACGAAATCAGTTGATTGTTCTTCTTGCACTTCGATAAAATTAGCAGCCATGTATACTCCTGTCGCAATGCGATTTTAGGATATTTAAAAAATGGTTAGGTGGTCAAGAGTCCACTTGTTAACCGTGATTAGCTTTTGTTTTTCTCTCCAATGCCAGCTTCTCAGCTCTCATCTTAGCCCACTTCGCTGTTGCTGAAGGGTATAAACCACTAACAGGATCTAAAGAGATCGTAGGGGTGGAGATCATGCGAGTAGCTATCTCGCCACACACATCACATGTAGTCTCTTTAATCGCCTCATCGACGAAAGACTCCACTTGATGATCTTGTTTACACTTAAAGTCGTAAAGTCTACGAGTCATTCTTCTGGTCTTCCTGAAGTTGCTCATATACTTCTGTACTTGATTCTCTAAGTGTCTTAATCCAGTTCATTATGGAAAGTTCACCCTTCCTAAACTGGAGTTGTTGTTCTGTAGTCAAGCCATCTAACGTATTAGTGGCTTTAATCATTACTTCTAAGTCTTCTAAGAGGTCGTTCCACCCTGGTGTCGCCATCATAGCGAAACGATTCTCGTAATAATCTTGTAATTCTCTGTTCATTTGTTAACTTTTTCCTTGACAAGGGAGTTAATTTGTGTTAATATGAGAATATTATACCATACTTTTACTTAAATGTCAAGCGTTTTGTGGTACTTTTTGTTGATTTTGCATGGCAGATATACGCTCATTAGACTTAATATCCTCTACTTTGATGAGTCTATCAGCTAATTTCATACGTTTATCAAACTCTTGTGACATTGGATCAGCAGTGTTCTTAGAAGCTGCAGATAACAGTTTAGCTTGGGTTTCAGCAGGTACAGCCTGAGCTTCTGCTCCAGCTTTCTGTGCTTGAGCCATAGCAAGTTGTGCTTCAGCTTGAGTCTTCTGCAGTGTAGCTTGTGCAGTCTGCATTTGCATCTGCTGAATCTGCTGTTGCATTGGATCAGGCTGACTCATTTGCTGCAATGTAGCTACAATCTCTTCACGATTCGAGAGGCTTGAACCCTGAATAATACCCTGTAACAGCACTGGAGTGATAGGACTTGTAGGTCCAAGGGTCTGCATCAAACCAACCATCTGTTGTTGTTCATATTCACGAGCAACCATACCAAGAGTAGAGCAAGGAAGGAATACATAATCCTTAACTGGATAACGCTCAGGATCAAACTGCATGAATCTCCATGCTGCCTTAGTAATGAAAGGCATTAGGAAGTCTTCTTGGAAGTTGATCAAGGTACGCTTGTTCTTCTTCATAAGCCCTGAGAGAGCCATAGAGAGTCCTGCGCCACTTGCCTCACCACCAGCTACCTGACCTGGCATAGAAGTGCTGTCAATCGTTCCTGTGGCTTGTAGGAGCATTGCTTGGAAGTTCTGTGCTGTCTGGAAGTTCTGTGGATCTGTAGAGCCAAACTTAAATGGCATCATGATCTCATTAGGGTTTCCGTTAACCAGCATGTTCTTGCCTGGCTTAACCTCATACTTACCACCACGAGGAAGACGTGTAGCATCCATAGCCATCATAGGAGCAGTTGTAAGAGCTAAAGAGTCAAGGTGACTACGTACCTGAGCATCAATAGCCTTCTGCATATTGTAGCCCTTCTCAGCAGTACCACGACCCCAGAAACGACCAGGCATGGAATCAGCTTGATAAGCTACGATAGGACGATCATTCATCATGTAAGGAGACTCTTCAGCTTTCAAGAGCCACTGATCATCAGCAATAACAACAAGAGCTTCAACCAAGTCTTGGTAGTCTTCTGCAGTAGATCCTTCAGGGAACAAGTCTACTACTTCTTCTCCATTTTTCTGTTGTAATGCAGTAAGATAACTCTTAGGTACTTTACCATAGTAACGAATAACTCGTACTTTGTCGTCTTGGTTTTGGCTTATTTCTTGTACAGGTTCTAAATCCATCTTCTCTGCAGAAGTAGAGATGTTTACCTTACGATATGTACCATCAACCATACCTTCAATAATCTTGTAGTATGCTACATATTCTTCAATAGCAACACCTAAAGAAGATTCAATATCTTTAGCATTAGGATCAATTAAGAAGTTACGTGGGTTGATTGGATTAAGTTCTACTAAGAACTTCTTAGATTCAGTAACACCAATAGCAGCAATACCAGGACTATTAGGAATAGGCTGAGTAGCTGGTGTCATTACTTTCTTTTCTGCTACAGTGATCTCACCGATACCAGTACCATAAAGTTCACCCAGAAGAATGATGTTATCTAAAGCTTTCTTAACTTTAGAAAACTTGAAGTCTTCATGCATCTGTGTGCGAACAAGTTGCATGTCACGCTTCTCTGGATCACGCATGTCGTCAACGATATCAAACCATTCGCCACGACCAAAGACTGCTTCAGAGATCTCAGCTTGCTTAGATTCTACTGCTTGCTGTAGTGCAGGAGTAATTAAGCGACTACGCTCAGATTCACGAGTCTTATCTGCAGAATCCCAGATACCACGGAATAGACGCTCATACTCTTCCCACTTGTCTAGGTAGTTTACATTGCGATGGTCTCTCCAACGATTGCAATGATCTACAACAAAGGATACTAACTCTTTATCTTCGTTAGTTACTTCGTCTTCTTTAAACTCAGCCATGCTTAGTCTTCCTCGATAGTGTCGTCAATGGATGTAGCAAATGGGTCTTCAAACTCTACTTCAGTTTCTTCTACTGCAGTAAAGAAGATTTGATTATCTTTAAGACCTTCTTCTTTAGCTGCTGTAATAATCTTCATTAAACAGTCACCACTAAGATAGTTCATCTCTTCTTTGATTACTTCCCATACTGCTGGGTTCTTGCTAAGTTCTTCAAAGTTCAGAGGAACAAATTCATTTTCTTTATCGTACATAGGTTTCCTTAGTATCCTGCTACAAAGTCCATCGGTTCATAATCATCTTCCTGATCATCTGTAAAGTAAGACGTTACAGCTAACTGGTCGATATAAGATAAAGCATCAATCAAGTCATCATGCACCTGAGCTGTAGGGAACATCAGTAACTGGTCATTGAACTCTTTCCAGTCTTCATCCTCATTCAGGATAACCTTACCATGCTCAAACCTACCCTGCAAAGCCCAAACAACACGTTCAGTCTTTTGCTTTCCACCATGAGTCAAGTCCTGAATCATAGCATATGTATTCTTAGATCGCATTAGATCGCTTAGATAGGGCAACACAGCGTTTCTAACAGTGCCTCGCTCCATCCCTACACCAACAGGTTCAAACTCCTGTATGTTCTTTAAAATGCGATTGGCAGCGTCTTTAACATCCCACCTACCATGTTCAATCTTATGCACAAACCAGACACCATCTTCAGTAACCTTAACTACTGCAATCGCTGATTCGTCTAATCTTTTCTTTCTAGTCTCAGAGTAGTTGGTATTGGTGAATCCTGCTAAGTCGATGGCGATGTAATAAACACCATCAGAAGGTTCTTCACCATACTTTATCCACTGCTCTTTGAATAGGTCTGTTCCTGCGTTATCAAAGGATGCTTCGTATTCCTGCTTAAATGAGAAACTAGAGAGAGTCTTTTTAGCTCCTTCAATTTCTTTTGGATCGATAAGGGGGTTATCCTTGGTAGTGAAGTGCCAGCTCTTCCACTCCTCATCGCTTCCTTCAAGACCCATGTTGTACATGTCATAGAACCAATTCCTGCCCTTCGGTGTACCGATAAACAGTGCAGATCCTTTTTTGTCTGATAACGAAGCACGTAAGACCTTCTCCCAGGTTTCACTCTTAATGTCAGCTACTTCGTCAAGTACCAAAAAAGTAAGACTGACCCCACGCAAAGTGTCAGGGCGATCTGATCCTCGTACATATATCTTAGCTCCATTAATCAGAGTAATATCCATGTTGTTGACGTGAGATGATTGTATTACATCCCTACCTAGTTCCATCAACACATCCCAGATAATCTGCCTAGCTTGTCCTTG